GAGCAGTAGCAGGAGTGGCAGTTATGTCACTCTGTGCTGCAGCGAAAGAGAGGGATGAGTTATGACAAGGGAAGAAAAGATAGATGAATTATACAATTTTTGTAATATGCATGATAGCTGTGATGAATGCGAACTTGATGATCTTACATCAGTTTGTGAGTTTGAGGATATGTGTAATAAAAAGATTGATAGATTTTATGCTGTAATGGTCAGGCATGAAACTAAAGCAGGAGATGATGCGAAAGAAAAACCTAAAACTGTCACTGAAAATCTTACAGGTGTCGTGAAAGAGGATCATGAGAGAGTGAAGACAATAACGGACATCCTGGAAGAAGTAAAGCAGGAGATGTGTGATGATTATTGTAAATATCCAACACAGGTAGACAGCAGAGAAGATTTATTTGCAGATGACAGTCCATGTATGGGGTGCCCACTAACTAGATTATAAGGAGTGATACATAAATGGGATATCAAGATTGTCCATGCTTCAAGTATGATCATGGCGGGGAAAGAGAAAAACGAGTTGAATGCCGAAGAAAATGTACTGAATTTACCGCATGGAAGTTAAGTATGCAGGCAATCAGACAGAAAAAGAAAGAAGATAAAGACAAATACTATTCGCCTACAAAAGGGAAGTTTTACAAAAGAAACCTGATGAAGCAAAAAGGTGGAAGAAAGATATGGTAGATCCATGCAAAGCCTGTGCAGAGATAATCTGCATGGGTATTTGTGCCAATCGGGTGCAATACAAACAATGGTACTATGAGATGACAGATCGGATAAGACAGCAGATAATAAATCGTAACAGGAGGGGAGAACGTGGACAAGAACGTACTGATCCAATACGCAGACATGATTGAAGAAGTAAAAGATATAAGAAAACGAATCTTGCAAACAGAAAAGCAGATCAGCAGGATTGAGGAAGAAGGAACCGTAAAAGACACAGTAAGCGGTGGCATGGGTGGAATACAGCATTTTGTGGTGGAAGGTATGCCGGTACCAGAATTTAGCAGAAAGAAGCTGCTGCTTAATAAACGAAAAGCTATGTTGATTGAGAAAGAAAACGAGCTTCTGGAACTTATGAACCAAGCGGAAGAATACATAAATAGCATTGAGAAGAGCGAATTGAGGACTATATTTAGATTGTATTATATCGATGGAATGACATGGACACAGGTTGCCCACAGAATGAATGCTATGCATCCTAAAAGAAGAATTGCGTACAATGAAAAGAATCTGCAGAAGAGAAATGAAAGATTTTTTGCAGAAAATGAATAAATGTCGCTCACTGTCGTAGGAAAAAGGTTTAATATATAAGCTAAGGAAAAATGATGAATGAATATTCATAATTAGTCCTCTTCTTTTTACTTATGAACGAACTCGGGTGATCTTCGGACCCCGGGTCTTTTTGTGCCTAAATTTAGAAAGGATGGTAACGAATGAAACAGTATATTGGAACAAAAATCGTCAAAGCAGAACCGATGACAAGAGGTGATTATAACAATTATCGAGGATGGCAGATTCCTGCAGATGAAGATCCGACGGATGAAGGATACTTGATGGAATACGAGAACGGACATGTACAGTGGCTGCCAAAAGAAATGTTCGAAACTGATTATATCGAATATGACAAAAACAAATTACCGGCAACAGCTGTTGGCATGATAAGTACAGATTATAAAGAACGTTTCAAGGCAGAATATAATCAATTGGTAATTCGTTATGAAGGATTACAGGGAATGCTTAAAAAGTGGGATGATGGAACACTTGAGTTTGAACCAACTTGCCCACGTAGCATTTACAATATGCAGATTAAAGCAATGTCTGAGTATATTGCAGTGCTTGAAGCAAGGGCAGCGATTGAAAATGTAGATTTGATGTCTGAGTAAAAGGAAAAGCAAAATGATTATTACAGGAATGGATCACTTTCAGAGTGTTTGCAAGAAGAAACTAGTGGAATGGTATCACAAGAATAGACCGGAGATTGACATTGATCTGAGTAATGTATTTGTAGTTTGGTCTTGTAAGACCTTACAGAATTACAAATGCCTTGCATCCACTACGATCAGCGGTGACGGTATCTATGCAGAATACACGTATAACGGAGACAAACAGGAGCTGTATGAGGACGTGTATAAGAAACTGACAAATGCATGCCACACAGAAGAATAAAAGCCGGAGCAATCCGGCATAAGGACCTCTAGCTCAGCAGGTCAGAGCGGTCGGCTCATAACCGATCGGTCCAGGGTTCGAGTCCCTGGAGGTCCATTTAAGAAATAAGAAAGAAGGTGGTAATGTTTGAATGAAGAAAAAAACTACATATTGGCAGAATCCGATTATGTAGCCGGAATGAAGTATAAAGACATTGCTGCCAAGTATGGAGTCTCGATGAATACCGTGAAATCGTGGAAGAAACGATACGCATGGTCGAGGAACAAAAAGACGAAAAGTACACAAAAAGGGTGCACACAAAATAAAAAGGGTGCACACAAAAAAGAAGCCGTTGCAGAGGATGTAAGTCAAGTTGCAATTAACGATGAACTTACCGATCAGCAGCAGCTTTTTTGTTTGTATCAATCCAGGATGTTTAATTATACGAAAGCTTACATGAAAGCTTATCCAGGATGTACTTATGCATCTGCTGCCGTATTAGGAAGCAGGCTTATGAAGAATCCAGTGATCAGAAAAGAGATTGAACAGCTAAAGCAGAATCATATGAACAGAGAATTGCTAAAGCAGGAAGATATCTTTCAAAAGTTTATGGACATTGCATTTGCGGATGTAACAGATTATGTATCGTTTGGGCGAGAAAATATTCAAGTTATGGGTGCTTTCGGTCCAGTAATGGTAGAAAACAAAGAAACTGGAGAAAAAGAAGTTCTCGAAAAAGAAGTCAATACTGTGAAATTCAAACAATCTGAAGATGTTGATGGAACGCTGATCACGGAAGTGAAGCAAGGAAAAGACGGAGCGAGTATTAAGCTAGTTGATAAGATGAAAGCTTTGCAATGGCTTGCAGACCATATGGATATTGCTACAGCTGAACAGAAAGCTAAGATTGAGCAGATCAGAGCTAAGACAGCAATCATGTCCGGAACATCTGAAGAAGAGACAGAAGACGATGGATTCATCGAAGCCTTAAAAGGTGAGGTGGCAGATGTATGGGAAGAAGAATAAAGAAAGCTGTCTTTAAGTTTCGACCATTCTCCAAGAAGCAGAAGAAGATACTTACCTGGTGGCTGCCAAATTCTCCAGTACATGATCAGGATGGAATCATAGCAGATGGAGCAATCCGATCGGGAAAGACAGTTTCTATGTGCTTATCTTTTGCAATGTGGGCAATGGAAACATTCAACGGTCAAAACTTCGGTATGTGTGGGAAAACGATAGGTTCTTTTCGCAGAAACGTACTCTTTTGGTTGAAGCTTATGCTTAAGAGTCGAGGGTATCATGTCGAAGATCATAGAGCTGATAATTTAGTTGTTATCCGAAGAGGCGGCAAAGAGAATTATTTTTACATCTTTGGCGGTAAGGATGAGCGATCGCAGGACTTAATACAGGGTATCACACTTGCAGGAGTCTTTTTTGATGAAGTTGCCTTAATGCCAGAATCTTTCGTTAATCAGGCAACAGGACGTTGCTCAGTTGACGGTTCAAAGTATTGGTTTAACTGCAACCCAGATGGCCCGTATCACTGGTTTAAAACAAATTGGATTGATCAAGCAGAAGATAAGAAACTTGTGTATCTGCATTTTACGATGGATGACAATCTAAGCTTATCAGAACGAATCAAAGCAAGATACCGAGCAATGTACACAGGAGTGTTCTATAAGCGATATATCTTAGGATTATGGGCAGTAGCTGAAGGAATCATCTACGACATGTTCAGTAAAGAGAAGCATGTTACGGATGAGAACCAGGAAACGACATATGAAAAGCATGTAAGTGTCGATTATGGTACACAGAACGCAACAGTGTATCTGTTATGGGAAAAGAATCTGAAAGGTCATTGGATCGCAACAAAAGAGTATTACTACTCTGGAAGAGATGAAGCAGAGCAAAAGACTGATGGAGAATATGCGGACGATATGGAAGAGTTCCTGGAAGGAATACAAGTACAATCGATCATTGTCGATCCGGCAGCAGCATCATTTATTGCAGAGCTTAAGAAAAGAGGATTTACAGTCAAGAAAGCAAGGAATGACGTATTGGACGGAATCCGTTTTGTTGGAAATCTCCTGAATCTTGGAGCTTTATTGTTCTCTAAAGATTGCAAGGAAACGATCAAAGAATT